ACGAAAAGATTAACGCTATCACTGTGACAATCGTGAAGCCTACCGAGTAAATGAATATTAAAAGCACTGTTATCTTCGAAAAGAACTTTGAGGCCATAGCAGGTGACAAGCGATTTATAATAAACGAGGGAGGGTCTAGAAGCTCTAAGACTTATTCGCTTTGTCAGTTAATGATTATATATTGCTTACAAAATAATAACAAGGTGGTGTCAGTTATTCGTAAGACATTCCCGGCATTGAGAGCCACAGTACTCCGTGACTTTATAGAGATACTTAAAGACATTGGACTATACAAGCAAGAAGCTCACAACAAGAGTGAACACATCTACACGTTTGCAAATGGGTCAATGATTGAATTTTTTAGTGTAGATGATGAGCAGAAGATAAGAGGTAGGAAAAGGGATATAGCCTGGTGCAATGAGGCAAACGAATTATTTTTCGATGACTACACTCAGCTCAATATGAGAACGGAGGACAAGCTAATCTTCGACTACAATCCATCTGACTCTGCCTCTTGGTTATACGAGCTACCAAAAGACGAAAGTATATTAATCAAATCAACGTACAGGGACAATCCATTCTTACCGGAAAGCATTAAGCTACAAATAGAAGACCTCAAGCGTACAGACGAAGCCTTATACCAAATCTATGCATTGGGTGAAAAGGCAACAAGCAAGAGCAACATATATAGCAATTGGTCATTCGTTACTCATAGACCTGCTAAGTTTGTTAAGTACGTATACGGAATTGATTTTGGGTATAACCATCCCACCGCATTGATAAGAGTTTACTATTGTGACAATGACATCTATATCGAGCCTGTCATATACGAGAGTTACTTAACTACTACTATGCTAATCGAAAAGCTAAACACATTAGGGATAGAGCAAACAGTTACCATACTAGCTGACTACTCAAGACCTGAGATAATACAAGAGATGAATATCGCAGGCTATGATGTGCAAAACGCTAACAAGGTAGTGAAGAAAGGAATAGACAATGTTAAGACCTTTGGAGTGATATGTCAAGACGATAAAGCTATTAAGCGAGAGTATGAGAATTATAAATGGAAGAAGATAGCCGATTTCATAACTGACGAACCGGTCAAGCTATTCGACGATGCTATGGATGCTATCAGATATGCAACTACTCACATAAGACAAGAGTATTATACTGACGACTCGTACTATGCATTCTGATATACTCCATAAAATTCAAGTCGTTCAAGCTTACATACACCACAAGACAGGTAAGCAAGTGAGGATAGTATTCAATCGACCGGATAGAATGCAACAACATTTAGCCTTACTTGATCAAGCGTATATGATAGCTATGAATGAGTTTAAAAACACGAATGCGAAATAAATTAATATAGGTAAAGACAATCAATGGCACTAGTAGCACAAGCAACACCTCAAGTAATCGTTCCTGCATATAACCCTATTAAGTACATCTACAGCTCAAGTAATGTAGCTTTGCAAGGTTTCAAGTTTATATATGATATTTATCAAAGCGGTACAGCTAACAAGATAGCAGAGTATAGAGTTATGCCTACATATGCTACAGGCTTTGGCGAGATAGACCTAAGCAAGTTACTACAAGCAAAGGTAAGCTATGACTTGAACTTAACGAATACATCGGTATATAACGCACCTAACAGCCATTACAAATATGACGTAAAGGTAGGCGAGGAATATCTTACTACCACCTTATATACATTTGCACTCACTCAATATATACCTGCTCCGTACAACGGAAGAGTACAAATAAACGTAGCTAACACTTTTCTAGTAGGTGACCAAATACAAATCACTCAAGGCGTAGGTGGTTCTGCGAATCCAAATCTTGAAGGCTTGTTTACTGTGCTAGTAGCAAACCCATTGTATATAGTAGTAAATAGTTTATGGACTTTGATAGGTAACCCCAATGTTGATGGAGCTATTACATATGCAGATGGTCGTAAGACAGTCACTCGTAATATGGCTTTAGTGTTAAACAGGTATGTCTTTAACGGAGCTATAAGGTGGAGCGAATGGCCTAGCTATAATTATCAAGACTATATGCTAAATGGTATCTTTGATAGATTCCTTACTACGCTTCCGCCTAATAACTTTTACGCTACCTTGTCACAAGATTTATGGCTTAACGCTATAGCTAACGGCTCACCTACTCCACCGGATACTTTATACATTGTTACTAGCGATGGCGATGTCTTTGAAAAGAATGTAACAGCTGCAGACCACGTTAGTGGAATAAGTGCAGGCCCTAATAACTATGGTTTACTATCTGTTGTCTCAGGCTCATTGCCAATGATCAAACCTAGCACGGAATGGTACAACGTAAGCTATGTAAGGAATGGTGTACAATCTTCTAGAAGATACTATGTTTATCTAGACAGGCGAATAAGAACAACTGAATATTCTATCTTATTTCTTGATCGTATGGGTTCGTGGGGAAGCTTTGCATTTACTTTGAATAGTTACGAAAAAGGTAACGTAACACGAGAACAATTTAATCAAGATGTTAAAGGATATATCAATGGGTCAAACCATTGGGACTATGAGTTAACTGATAGAGGAATGACAAACACATATGTAAGTACTCAAACAACTATAGATTTAGCTACCAACTTTATGAATATAGAAACGGCTAACTATTTTACTGAGCTTATCTCGTCGCCTGTGACTTTTGTAAAGCAAAGCGACTACTCGCTAGATTGTGAGCTACCGGAAAGTACTCCATACATTAGCTGTAATATCTTGACAAGTGACTACCAAGTATATAACCAACGTAACAAGAATCTAATCAAGCAAAACATAACTATTAAATTAGCTAACAACAATATAGTAAATGGTTAAGATACAATTAAGTACAGGTTTTCTAGATGTCAAAGAAGGCACTGCCTTTCCTCTTAACTTTCAAGTAGGAGACATACGAGATATTAGTCAGCGAAAGGGAAACTTTTCAAAGACCATTACCTTAACAGGTAGCAAGAATAACAACAACTTGTTAAATCATTACTATGATGTAAATATAATTGAAGGCACGTTTAACATTAACGCTATAACTACTTGTACTGTAATTCAAGATGGAATACCTGTAATGGAAGATTGTTCTTTGCAGTTAACTTCTATACTAAAGACACAGCTCACAGATGGTTACGAGGAACACGTTACATACGAGGTGTTAATTAAAGACTCAAAGGCAGATTTCTTTACAGCAATCACGAATAAAGAATTAACTGATATAGATTTTAGTGACTTCAACCACACGTATAATGCTCTTAATGTGGTTAATAGATTTAGTAACACAGTGGTGGATGGCTTTAAGTATTTCTTACCTGCATCAGATGACGCTATCTATAACACTCAAGAATTTAAGCCTGCAATTTTTGCTAAGGTGTACTTTGATAGAATCTTTCAAGACGCAGGGTTTACCTACGATTGGCCATCTATGGGTTATGATAGATTTGAAAAGCTATTTATTCCATACAATGGTGGCGTAGACAACTTTGACTATAATGATTATTTAGTCAAGGCAGAAAAGACATTGCCTACCACAATCAATGGCGCTAACAACATACCGGGGTTTTCTAACATTGCTAATAGTGGCAATAGTTTTACACCTGCTACTAAGATAAACATTACCGGATGGACTGAACTCGAAGACCCTCAAAATATCTTTAATGATGTAACAGGTGTGTATTCTATACCTTTTAATATTAGTGCGTTAAATGGTCAATACTATGACTATAGCGTTACTATAACTTATCAACTTAATCTAGTTAATAGTTCAGGAGGTACTTTGTATGGCAATGTTGGTGGTGTAGCTGCATCTGTATTCTATAAGCCAATGATAGGTGTACAAATAGCAGGTCAAAACATTGCTTTTAGTAATTTATATGTAAATGGCTTACCTCCTGCAGGTTATACAAATGCAGGTAACGCCGTGCAATGCCCTCTGACTATACCTGTAGGAACAACTAATATTTTAAATCAAACTGTTCAAACTAATATACCATTAAGTGGTGCTTCACTTACTACAGCTAATACAGCCACTGTAGGTATAAATGTATCTCAGCATACGTTAATAACAACTAACAACACAAGTTCTGTAAGAGGGTGGAGAAGGATATCACCATCCGGGCCTACACCTGCTTCCGGGCAATTAGTTATACAAGCTGTCATTACTAATATACAACTAAGCATTGTACCATCTTCTACAATATATACTATTGGTGGTACGATAGATGTTAATGATTATGTTCCTAAAAAGATTAAGCAAAGCGATTTTATCAAGAGTATTTTCAATATGTATAATCTTTACGCTACCATTGACAACACTCAGCCAAACAAGATTAATTTAATTCATCGAGATGCTTTTTACGATAGTGGTGTGGAGGTAGATTGGACATACAAACTAGCAAAAGATCAAGAGCAAGAGTTATCTTTTTTACCTGAACTGACAAGTAAGAAAATAATCTTAACATATGCAGACGATAAGGATAACCCAAACACTATATATACAAATGCGACTAGTAATATTTATGGTCAAGCGGAGGTCATTTTTGACAATGAATTTGTTAAAGAGGTAAACACGAAAAAATTATTATTCTCACCTACTCCTGTAATTAAAACAGTCTTTGGAGCTTTCGTTCCAATGATAGCAGGAGCAGCACCTGAAACTAACATACGTATCTTATACGATAAGACTACTGTAGGTCAACCTCTTGCCACTTGTGGACAATTTTACATCTATGATATCGGAAGTGTTGGTCAAATCAACTTAACAAACTATCCTTTAGTTGGTCACTTCGATGACCCATTGACTCCCACGTTTGACATTAACTATGCTATCTGTGATTTCTACTATTATCAACCATCTAGTCTAACCGATAACAATCTTTATAACAGGTATTGGAGGCGTACAATGGGACAAATCAATAATGGTAAGATGCTTACTGCTATGTTCAACTTGAAAGAACCGGACATACAAGCAATGAAGTTGAATGATAAAATAAGAATAGATAACTCGTGGTGGAATATTAACAAGGTAATCGATTATGATGCTAACTCAAATAAGCTTACAAAAGTAGAATTAATCAGCATAGACAACGAGATTAACTTCTCACCATTTATGGGGCCAAGTGGGCCTATCATACCTAATCCTCCTGCAGCCATTGGAGCTATGCAGATGTTAGCGATGAGCAACGTAAACACGACTAGAATGATTACCACTAATGTATTTGGCAATCAAGCCAATGCTCAGGTAATGGGGAGAGGAAACATAATAGTTGGAGGCACGAGGTCAGTAGTAGTAGGTGATGATTACATAGTAAGTGAAAACGAATTAGCAGGTAACAACATAAGAGCTTCAACTTTTAACGGAGTTCCGGTAGGTATTACTCCTTTAGTTTATACTGCTAACTTAACTCAATTTGGAATAGGTGACCCAATGGCTCAAGTGATTAATGATACAATAGGTGGTATCACTTGGACAAGGTCAAACGTAGGTGAGTACGTAGGATATTTAGATGGGTATAACATAGGTGATATTATAGTCCCATTTTTTACTGTTATGATTAATAATGTTTTCTACGACGGAATAGTATCTACAACTTATCTAGGTGCATCTAATGAAGTCTATATAACTACTTCGCAAATAGGTACAGGATACATAGATGGCTACTTAATTAATACAACAATAGAAATTAAATATTACATATAAAATGAACGAGGTAACAATCCCCATAAAATTAGTAGGCCTTGGCGAGATGAAGGCTGAGCTGAAGCAAATTAAAAATGATTTAGTTTCTGCAACTGACCCGGCTGAAATAGAAAGATTGTCGACTCGCGCAGGTGAACTCAATCAGAAACTTAAAGAAACTAATAAGACGATTAAGAACTTTAGTACAGGCTCTACTGTGCAACAGGTAGGTAATCAAGTAAGTGGTATTAAGGATAGTCTAATGAATTTAGATTTTAAAAAGGCTTCCACACAAGTTACTGCCTTTACAGGTACTCTCGCTAAATTCAAGCCTGCTGATTTAACAAAAGGCTTAGGTACACTTACAAGTGCTGTGGGTAAGTTAGGCGCTCAGTTACTTAAGATGGGATTACAATTGCTGACTAATCCTATATTTTTGTTAGTCGTGGTCATAGTGGCTATAGTTTTAGCTTTCACTGTTTGGGAGGATAAACTAGGAAAATTTGGTACAGCCTTGAAAATTGCGTTCTTTGGAATATACATACTCGTTGAAGCCGTTAAACTTTTAATTGAAGGCTTTAAGAAACTTACTGATTGGTTAGGATTAACTTCATTTGCGGCAGATGATAATGCTGAGAGAGTTAAGGTAGCAGCTGAAAAAAGCACAGAGGCTAGTAAAAAAAGAACGGAGCAAATATCTCAGTATTATGACCAAGAGATAGCTATGGCTAGAGCTGCAGGAAAAGATACAGTTGTTCTAGAAATACAAAAATCAAAAGAACTTGAAGCCCAAGCAAAAGTTAGATTGGGAGATGCTCAGGCAACATTAGCGTCGATGGCTCATATGGTAGGCACAGCTGCTGAAGAGGAGAAACAAAAATTAAGGGATAAGATTATAGAAGAGAATGAAATCATTAGGGGTGCCGATAATGCAAGGGAGGTGATGTATGCTGCTAATGTCAAAAAAGTAGCAGACAATGCAAAGAAGGTAGCCGATAATGCTAGGGCTGTGGGGAAGGCTATTAATGATAAGCGCATAGCAGACCAAAAAACTTTTGATACAAACAGATTAAATGCTGAAAGGCAAATTGAAGATTTACGAATAGCTGCGATAAAAGATGATGCAAAAAGAGAAGCAGAGGCACTTAAAGAAAAGTACGAAAGGCTACGAGCTGACTTACTTAAAGATGCTACTAAAAATGCTACTGAAAAAGCAACATTGCTAAAAGCATTTAATTTAGCAGAAACAAACGAGCAGGCTAAAATTGATCAGGCAAAAAAGCAAAAAGAAAACGAAGCCTTTCAAGCTCTAAACGCATTGAAGATAGCCAATATGGTGGAAGGTGAGGCTAAGATAGCAGAACAGCAAAAGGTAGCCTATAACCAATCTATTAATGCAGCCAAAGAAAAATATGGGGCAGACTCTGCACTATTTATTGAAATTCGAGATGAGTTAGCAAAAGCAGATGCAGCTACCACAAAAGCTAGAGGAGATAAAAAGATAGCTGACCAACAGGCTCTATTGAACTCACTCAATGAATTAGGATTAACTGATGACCAACGGAAAATATTAGCCATTGAAGCTCAGTATCTAAAAGAGCAAGAACTTGCTAATGGTAATGCTGAGACTTTACTAGCTTTGGAAAATAAGCATAAAGCAGATATTGAAAAAGTTGAGAATGATGCTGCTATTGCTAGAATAGAAAAAGAAAAACAAGTCAGAGATTCTAAACTAGCTTTTGCTAAAGACACAGTTGATGGCTTGAGTAACTTAGGGGGAATGCTTATCAAAGACCAAAAGAAACTTGAGAAATTTAACAAGGCAAGTGCTTTAATTCAAATAGGTATAGACACGGCTAAGGCTATCTCGTCTTTGGTGGCTGCCGCTAATATGAACCCATTTAATGCTGTGACAGCAGGAGGAGCAGGTATTGCTCAATTCGCTGCAGGTATTATTCAAATTGCTACTAACGTCGCCAAAGCAAAACAAATACTTTCGTCACCCGGTACAGCACCTAGTGCAGGTGGTGGTGGCGGTGGTGGTGGTGGTGATACAGGAGGAACTTCTGCAGCTACAGTTTTACCTCAAGCAGCCCAATTATTTGGTCAAGGTAATAATTCTAATAGCTTTAATGCAGGAGGAGAAAGTACTAGTGATAATAATATGACAGTGACAGCTGTGGTTAGTGAAACTCAAATAACCAATGTACAAAATAAAATAAATATGATAAATAAAAACGCCGAACTATGAACAGCCTTCAAGCAATAACCAATCACATCATTGCATTTTACACAGCTCATAAGCAAGTGTTCAAAGTAGGTAGTGATTTTAAAGAGCAACTTTATAACTTTGCTACTCAAGATGAGAAGTATCCGCTCGTTTATATTGTGCCTAGTGGAGTTATTCCAACTGAGAACACAACAGAGTTCAACTTTGATATATATTGTTACGATATAATTCAAAAAGATAGAGCGAATATCATAACCATTTTAAGCGACACTCAGCAGATACTCAGCGATCTAAACGTGTACTTTACGGATAGTAGTGACTATTCGTTTGATGTGGTAGGCGTTCCTACATTCACACCTATAAATAATGAATTGCTAGATTACGCTGCCGGTTACCAAATGAGTATAACACTAACAGTAAACGATTGGACTGATTGTGCCGTACCAATCTAAACAAATCACTTTACTAAACTAATATAGGTATGGCAAACAATACACTACAACAAATAGCAGATAACTTAGGGGTAACAGGATATGATAATACTAGCTTACTCATTGGCATAGCTGAATACTATGGAGTTAATCCTAATCATTCTAAGTGCTTAATGTTTGATATCTTAGATGCTCAGGGTGGTGATGCTGCTAACTCTAAGAATTATATGGAGGATCTAGTGATAGCATTATCAGGTACTCCTAATAGTTTGAATGTTATAGAAGCTTGGGAAAACGCAACAATTTAAGCTATGGGATGGTGGGGTAATTGGAGGGTCACAGCTCCTACACATATCGGCGACTTACAACCAACAGATTTGCTTGATTGCACTTCTATAATTGGTGGTGTAGAAGTAAATAACACTATCACAGGAGCTCAGATTATCGCAGCTGCTAGTGGTGGCACTGCAACTTGGGGAAGTATCACAGGTTTACTACCTGCTCAAACTGATTTGCAAAGTGCATTAAATGCTAAGCAAGACACGCTAGTAAGTGGAACAAACATAAAGACCATTAATTCAACATCATTGCTAGGTAGTGGAGATATTGTTATTGCAGGTTCAAGCCCTTACACTACAATTGGAAATGCTACCGGAACATTAGTAAACAACTCTACTACCAATACTATTAGTGCATCTATCCTTATCCCTGCTAATACCTTAGTAGCTACAAAAGTACTACAGCTAAGGTCTCAAGTTCGTAAGGTAGGAGGCTCGGGTACAGCTAACATAAGGTTTTACATTAACACGATTAATAGTTTAGTAGGCGCTACACAGATAGCTCAAGGTGCAAATATGACAGGCTCGGGACAAATGCAGAGGGTCGCTAGAGATTTTTACATTACTAATAATACAATTCAATGCTATCTACCAACTAACCCTATAAGTACAGATTTATCTAGTGGAGCTATGACTAGCGTAGCTTATATACTTGCCACACCTTACTATCTGATAGCATCAGTACAAAATTCAACTCTATTAGAAGATGGAACAATAACAAGATTAAATTTAATGATTTACTAAAATGGCGAATTATCCTGTATCTGCAACTTTCAATGTTCTCTATCCTACTAGAAGAAGAATGGCAGCCATATTAAAGAGAATAATTATGGCAAATGGTCTATTTCAAGAGGGGACACTTGTAGATAGTATCAGGATAAATGCTAAAGTACCTGCTTTGGGTAACATAGAAATTGAAATAATAGCGATGTATTACTTTATGTATCTTAACAATGGTGCTACTTTATGGAATGGTGGAGTAATAGAGCCTTATGATTTGGTGAGACAATTCACACAAGAATTAGATGCTTCCGGTATTACTACTGAAATATATCAACAGTACACTGAATGGCTTACGCAAAAATATCCTATAATGGACATTGCTAAAATTTATGAAGGTCAAAAGGCTATCGTATATTCATTCTTTCCGATAGAAGCTCCTGCAACGTGGGTTGATGGCTATCCTCTAGATGTCTAATTCTTTTTTCATTCCCAACATATTGAACACATAAGTAAGTGGTAATGCTCCGATTGCTTCAGATTTAGTCAAATCATTATTACACAGGCCGTATATCATTCTCTCCCAACTCCATTTTGATTCTTTCTTAATATCTTCTTCTTCTTTCAATTCTTCAGTTGTAAGTTCTTCTTTCTCTTCTTCTGATAATTCCGATAACTCTTCGCCATTAAATAAATTTTTATATGTGTTTAGAAAATTATCACGAAACTTTAGGAACTCATTAATAAGGCCATATACTTCTGTAATTGGAAGGTCTAAGAACTTATCTGCTCTTATTGTACAATCGTAATCATAAGGTTCAATTATTTCTTCACCCCACTCATTTACCTTAGTTTGCCTGTAAAGGATAGCACAAATCTTATCTAAGTTAGTTATGTAATTATTGGTAAAATAATAGTCAAGGTCAATATACTCGTATAAGCAAAGTTTACTAAATGGCTTGACTTTCATTCCTAGAAGATTATGGTTATATTGTTTCGATGGTTCTGTATTTGACCACTTCATATCAGCAATCATTTTTACCATATCATCTAAATCAAGCTCATCTACTTCTTCATAGCTCATATCAGTAACGATAGAAATCAATTCACTATTATAGCTATTAGCTCCTTGACTTTTGTCTATCTCATTTATCTCAATAAACTGTTCAAGCGTTATTTCACTCCACTTCTTCGGCAAGTACATCTTCTACTTTATCTACTTGTTTGATTAGCTTGTTCGTAATAAATAGCAAGTAAGGAATAGCTATGTTTGCTTTAAGTTCTTTAATTAATTTAGCTTTTAATTTTAAGTGGGCTTCAGCGTAATGCTCTGCAGGTGTTAGGTCATCTCTTTTAAAGAAAATTGCTAGTATATCTGATATGTATCCTTTTGGTTTAGATATGGCTATCTTTTCAATTAACTTAGTATCTCGAACTGTAAGCTTTAACTCAGCTGTATAGCTATAACCTGCTAACTCTATATTAGAGATAGTAGGGTACTCAATCTCAGGTATAGTGTTGAACTGATTTGTATACTCGATAAAGTCAGCCACATCGACATCGTAAAACTCACTTTCAGCTAAGCCTAAGCTACCAAAAATCTGCAGGTGCCTATCTACAGCATCAAGTTCCTTATTGTTGCTAAGTTCGGTTATTACTTCAAATTGGTCTATTGTCAATTCGTCAAGTTGGTTTGGAATTTCTTTTCCTAAAATAGTTATCATAATTGTTTTTTTTTTACAAATATATAAATAATTATAATATAGGTATGGCAAAAGATAATCTTCCTGTTTATAAAATCACAATTGACCCTGAATACTCTGAAAACGGAGAAGATTTAGGGATTGAACAAATCGCCTTCACATCAACTCCTGCCATAAGGGTGATGGGCCTAGCCTTCAATTCTCAGGCTAAACCAATGATTTTTACCGATGACATAAAATATCGAATAGTTGCACCTGCCCTCATACCTATGGAGATTTATCGTAAAGATGACGAAGATGGTAAGGAGTACTATGTTTCATTTTCAGTAGAGGAAATTGAAAAGATTCACGCAAAATTTATGCGTGATATGTCTAACAAAGACTTATTCAATTTAGAACACGATACCGATAAGACAGTACCTGCTTATGTACTCGAAGCTTGGATTGTGGATACTCCTAGAGAGGACAAAGCATACTCAAGTTTTGGCATAGAAGTTCCGGAAGGCACACTAATGGTGACGGCACAGGTAACAGATAAAGAATACTATGCACAATTAGTAGCAGATGGTCAAGTTGGATTTTCAATCGAAGGCTATCTAGGAATGAAGTTAAAAGAAGAGAAACAATATAAACTAAATAATATGAATAAATTACCGGATGGTGAACACTTAATTGACGGCAAAATCTACGTTGTTGTTGGTGGTGAGATCACTGAAATTAGAGAAGAAGAAGTAGTTGAGGCTCAACTAGCTGATACTGTAGTTGAAGAAGAAGAAGTGGTAGAAGAGGAAACAATGGCTGTTGACCCTGCAATGGATGCTGAGGCTATACTAGAGATAGTTCGGCCATTAATTACAGAGCAAGTAGATGCCCTTGTTGCTATGATAGCTGACCTTAAAAATCAGTTAGAAGAATCACTTGTAGTAGAAACAGAAGAAGAGGTGGTTGAGGAGGCTGTAGCTTTAAGCGTGCAGCAAAGACTTAGTATATTCAATAAATTTAACAACAAATAAAAAACAACAAACAATGAGAAAATTAAAATTTGATTTATTAAATGGTGCAGGGGCAACTCTTACACCAAACGCTGAGAGCTTTTACGCTCAAGCTTACTTGGGTTCAAGTGACATAGTAGATAACTTTAGAACTTTGCCGGGTGTAAAATATGAAGTTAAAATTGGAACAGTAACTTTTGGAGACATTCTTCAACCATCTACCTGTGCTTTCACTGCACCACAAGATGAGCTTACAGCTAAATTGATGTCGGTATGTGCCTTGAGCAGTATGGCGCAGATCTGCCAATTTGATCTGGAGCAATCATTCGTATCTTTACAAATGGCTGCAGGTTCAAACGGAGATTTCTCTGTTGCATCTTTTATGTCTTTTTATTGGTCAGAAATGGCTAATTCAATTAATGGTTCTATTGAGTCATTGAGATGGCAAGGTGATAGCTCTTTACCAAGTGGCCCACTTTCTTTGTGTGATGGTTATGAAGTTAAATTGACTGCAGGTTTAACTGCTCCTACTGATACAGTTATCAATGGTGGTACAGGTGCTATTCTTACTTTTGCTACTTTGTTGACTAAATTAGATGCTGCTTACGCTTTAGTACCTGCTTCTATCGCATCTAGAACAGCTGATTTACGTTTCTATTTACCAACTCAATTGGTAAACATTTATCGTCGAGGTGTGGCTGCAGGTAACACTCAAGCTTTTATTACTCAAGATTTGGCTTTAACTTACTTAGGTATCAAAATAGTTCTTTGTCCGGGTATGTCAAACAACACTTTTGTAATGACGTTGAAAGACAATTTAGTTTATCTTTTTGATGGTGAAGGTGACCCAAGCGACTTGAGAGCAGTTAACTTATCTGATACAGTTGCTGAGCCTTACATCCGTACTCGTGCGAATATGAAAATTGGCTTTGACTATGTAAATGGTAAGGACATCGTTTTCTACTCTTAATTATTCTTAATATTCACTCATAGAGGGAGGCAACTCCCTTTATATAAAACTAAAAAATTATGCCAACTTGTCAAGCCTTAGAGGCGATTTTAAAGAGTTGCGATTCAAATAGTGGGGGTATCTACGGAATATGGATAAACCAACAAGATGAAATCGCATCTATAACACCTGTAGACCCATCTGCCGTTGCAGGATGGTCTATCACAGCTATAACTTTACAAGCTCCGCCTGTATTGTTTGAAAACTTATACATTCGTAGAAATACATCTAGCTACACGGAAGATGCTGCAATTGATTTAATCAATGGTAGTTCATTTGTTACTGCTACGATCAACTTAATGTTCCAACGAAGAGAAGCAGATAAGTCTAGAGCTATCAAAATTCTTGGTTCAGGACAACAATATTTGACTGCAGTTATCTTAGATGCTAATGGTATCTATTGGTACTTCCCATATTTACAAGTAACAGCTGTTGCTGAAGGCTCGGGCCAAGCTCGTGCTGATGGTTCTAAATACCAAGTTACACTTGTTTCTGAAAATGAATACCTGGCCTATGAGGTCAATATGCTACCTGCTGCTTTAGCTAATATCGGAATTTCTTAACACGAATAAAACGCTTAAAATCAGCCCTACAATTGTGGGGCTTTTTTTATTTATAAACATTTGAAAGTAAAGATATAATATAGGTATGATATACATTGAGCAGGGCGTAATAAATCAAATAGTGCTAACCTTAACGGAGGTCACTACTGTACCCACTCCACATTATCTATTTGCTTTTACAAATGAGATGAATACTACTAGCAGTACTAAATTATTTACAACTGCTGACACAAGCTTATGGCCCGAAAGATACAATCTTTTTGTCTTAAATGAACCGGTAGACATTCCATTAAAGCAAGGACAATTCACATATCAGATTTATCAAAGCTCAACACCATACGTTTTACCTTTAACCATTGCACAATCAACAGGAGTAGTGATAGAAGAAGGTCGAATGGTAGTTAGTGGGCCTGTAGGAACTTCAATATACGACTAAATTATGGCTTGGTACAATATCTTTAAGAAAGAAAATAAAACAATGGAAACGCTTGAGGGTTATCAATCTTTTAGCACTCCATTTTTACCTGTAGGTAAAGGCAATTTAACACTACCTTATGTCAATGGAAGGTATAGCACTAATATGTGGGTTAGATTTGGAAATGACAATTTATATCCTGAACTCCTTAATCAAATGTATTATGCTAGTCCTTTGCACGGAGCAATTTGTGACTATAAAACAAATGCAGTTATTGGTGGTGGGTTTGCTTTAGCTACTGATAAGTTGACAACTCCTGAGAAATTGGAATTATATATGTTTGAACGAAAAATTAAAATCAAACAAACAGTTAAAGCAGTTACAAAACAACTTATTGTTCATAATAGAATATACTTTAAGTTATGTTTTGACAATAATAAAAAACTTATTAAGATTGAAAATATTTCACCTGAAAAAGTAAGGATATCTAGGTTTAAAGAAATGTATTACTTATGTGATGATTGGAGTACCAATATAGAAATTACAAGTATTAAACCTTATCACGTTTCTTGTTCAGATTACGAACAACTATATTGTTACGAAATTAAGTCTTTGGGTCAAGATTTTTATAGTTTGCCTCAATACAGTTCTTGTCTAAATTTTGCATTTTTGAGTGGAGAGCTTTCGTACTTTGCTAAGAGTAACATCCAAAACTCAGTATTTCCATCTTTTGCTATGATGTTTCCAAAACGCCCACAAAGCGAGGAAGAAAAGCATATGATTAAAGAAACCATTGATCGGTTAAAAGGAGCAGCCAACGCAGGAAAAGCTGTGGCCTTTTTTGCCAATTCTGCTGAGCAATTACCAAAGATTGAGGCATTACCAAATAACAATAATGACAAGCTATTTCAAGAGGCATCTCAACTAAACACGGAACAAATATGTTTTGCTCATACGATTGACCCTATTTTAATGGGAGTAAGAACTACCGGTAGCTTAGGAGGTGGTGCAGATATTAAACAAGCGTATGTTATTTTTGAGAAAAACGTAGTAATGGAGCTTAGAAATTGCGTTCAACATATATTCAACGAGTTATTAACCATCGCTAAGATACCTGCTGAGTTTACTATCAATAACTTTCAAATAATAGATGAGTCAATCGTAGAACTTGAAGGTGATGCTTCGAGAATAAACAACTTAATAAGTGCAATGCATCCTACTGTTGCTCAGAAAATTTTAGATAATATGACTGCTAATGAAATAAGAGCTTTAGCTGATTTACCTCCAATTGAAACAACTCCAATAACACCCATCGTATAATGCTATATTTTATAACTGAAACTTATTTAAAAGTTAATACACCTATTACAGCCAATGTAGATGTAACAGATGTAACACCATATATTGCTACTCAAGCTGCTTTAAGAATACAACCAATCTTAGGCACTACTTTCTATAACTATTTATTAGGACAATATAATAATACCTTATTGACCCCTGACGAGATTGACCTAGTTGAATTTATTCAGCCGGTAATTGCTTGGAGAAGCGCCGAAGATGCTGTCTTTGGCTTAACCTACCAATTAAAAAACAAAGGTTTACAAACACAAAACGGAGATTACTCTGCAAGTGTATCTAGAAATGAAGTTGCTTTCGGAATGGAACACTACGCACAAAAAGCATCATTCTTTGAGCAAAGGCTTATAAGATGGCTACTTACAAACAAAAATTTATTTCCACTATTTATTTCAGCTACTAATACCGATACTGATTTACGCCCAATGTTTAACCATTGCAACTGTATAACACCTTATCAACTTACCTGCACAGGTTTATGTGGTAATTTCTTAGAGAACGGCTATAACAACTCTATACTTATCTTATGAGAATGCAATTAGCTATCTTACTAACTTCAATTAAACAATCAATGGTTCAACTATTAGCCGTTATAGGTGCTTTCTTTTTACCTATATCCGGTATATTATTTTTAATTGGTTTTGCTATTGTCTTAGATACGCTAACAGGTATATGGAAAGCTAAGAAGTTAGGTATTCCCATTACATCAAGAAAACTTTCGGCAATTGTATCTAAATTGTTTCTTTACGAGGTGGCAGTAATTGGTTTCTATCTTATAGATTATTGGATACTAAACGATATCATTCTAGTTTTTTTCAGTATACCATTAATGCTCACAAAAATTCTATCTCTGGTGCTTTGTAGTATCGAATGCATCTCCATTAATGAGAACATAAAAGCAGTAAAAGGCCTTGACATATGGTCTGCCTTTAAGCAGTTACTACAGCGTTCAAAAGAAATTAAAAACGACATAGATGGAGTTAGATATAAACAAGATAGTTCAACACCGACTATCTGAAAATCAATATTTTCAAGAGCTTACTGACAAAAAACAAATCTATTTGCACCATACCGCAGGTGGGCCATCAGCTGTTAATGTAGCTAAATTTTTCAATAGTCAACAGGGCAAGGTAGCAACTGCTTTTATTATTGATAATAATGGTACAATCGTACAATGTTTTAGCTCTAAAAATTGGGCGTACCATTTGGGGTTAAAACAAGAGATATTCACAGAGTCAGGAGTACCATATAAAAGCCTAGACAAAATCTCAGTAGGTATTGAAATTTGTAACTATGGGCCATTGACTAAGAAGAACGGATACTACTATAATTATGTAGGGGGCAAAGTAGATTATACTGACATTACTATACTAGATAAAAAGTATAAAGGGCATATCTATTGGCAGAAATACACCGACGAACAAATAGAGTCTACAAGACAACTTTTAGTATACTTATGTGATCAGTACAAAATACCTCGCACTTACTTTGCTACCATCTTTAATATTGATAAACGTGCATTAAAAGGGGAAAGTGGTATATTTACTCACAATTCAGTAAGAAAAGACAAGAGTGACATCTATCCTTGTCCACGAATGATACAAATGCTAGAGAATTTATGAAAAAACTAATAGCCTTTTTAAGCGTTCTAACGCTACTTAGCTGCTCAAGTGAACGCTTGGCTCAATACCACTACAAAAAAGCTCTTAAACACGGCTTAAAATTGATACAGGACAGCGACACAATAAGAATTACAACTATAGATTCTATTCCTATAATAGTAAACGATACAATTGTTTGGGAAAAAGTAGTTACGACTAAGGACTCGGTTATTTTTTTTAGAAATGTTTACCTGCCAAAAACGAAATTTCAAACTAGGCTAGAATATCGTTATAAGACTAAGATACTTAAACAAGATGTACTAAAATACAAGTATATATATAAGGATAGTAAAGAAAAACGAAAAGAAGTTCAACAAGAAAAAAGAAAAACAAATTGGAACTTGTTTTTTTGGGGTTTTGGTGTAGGTATTTTTACCTTGTTTCTGATAAAACTTATAATTAAAATCTATCTACCATTTAAATGATAAGAAAAAGATTGTTTTTTGACATCGAAACTAGTTTTAATGTTGGAATATTTTGGCGAAGTGGTTATAACTTGACCATTAACCCCGGTGACATCATTCACGAAAGAGCCATTATATGCATTTGCTATAAATGGGAAGGTGAAGACGAAGTACATAGCTTAGAATGGGATAGTAAGCAGTCTGACAAGGCAATGCTAAAGAAGTTTTTAAAGGTTATGGCTCAAGCTAACGAGATTGTGGCTCATAATGGCGATCGTTTTGATATGAAGTGGTTAAGGACTAGATGCATCTTTCACAATTTAGCAATGCCTCCAATACATAACACCATTGACACATTAAAAGAGGCAAAGAGGTACTTTAACTTTAATTCTAATAAACTAGACTACATAGCTAAATTTTTAGGAGTAGGTAAAAAGATGGAAACCGGAGGTCTTGATCTATGGAAAGACATCGTGTTTAATAAATCACCGGAAGCGATGGCTAAGATGGTGGCATATTGTCAAATGGATGTAAACCTATTACAGGCCGTCTTTGATAAGCTTAACTCATACACACAATCAAAGGTCAACTATGCTGTATTAACAGGTGGAGATAAATACGAATGTCCTCAATGTAGCACGAATAACGTAAGATATAATAAGAAGGTCACGACCTCAGCAGGTACAATTCATCATTGGCTAGTATGTAACCCTTGTAACAAATATTTTAAGGTGAATAATAAAACTTATGAAGATTGGGTAAAGTATAGAATAATAAAGAAAAATATTTCATAACTTAGCGACAAGTTTATTGGTTAGTTAAACCCCTGCATCTTTGGTTAGTTTGGCAGGGGTTTTTTTTGTCACAAATCTTTGTAGAATTTTCCACTATAAAGTTAGTTTTAACTAACATAATAGCTAGAATAGTCTATTAATGTAAGATATAACTTACATAAAGCACCCTTTTTGTAAAGTATATTTAAGGTTATTACCTTACTATACGAGAACTTTCATAAGGTTATAGCCTTATTTCTTATGTTCAAATTTTCGGTTTTCTATACACGAGGACAAAATATGTCCATTTTTTACCTTCGTTCCTTATTTAGAATCATTCTAAATTTGTTAATTTGTTAAAAATAATTGTTAAAATGTTTGGTCAGTAAAATAATACGCTTTAGATTTGTATATAATTATTTACTAACTATTTAAAACTAACCAAAATGAAAGAACTAACTAAAAAAGACGAACGATTAGCTAAAAAATGTTTAAAACATTTAGAAGATTGGACAAAAGAACAATTACTTGAGGATATGGAGCAATTGCTTTTGGCTTTAGCCGAAAAAGGAAGCGACTTAACAAACCTTGAATTTTATTACTCAAACCACAAACAAAGCAATTAATACTAACCTTTAAAAACTAAACGATGAAAAACACAACAAAAGATTACAGGATTGAATTTCAAGACGAAAATCAAAACGAATTATGGACAAGTATTGTAACAGCAGTAGACCTAAAAGATGCTACGGATTACGCACACAAATTAATGGCAGGAACAAGCCACAATGATTTAACCACCTTTATAATAACTGAGCTATGACAACAGAACAAATGACAGCTACTATCCTCCTTTATTCAATAGAGTTGAGAGACGAGTACAATGAAATGGCCGGAGCATTCGGACATACTGACCCTGCGACTCAAAGACTACAAACAAAATATGTAACGCTTTTAATATTAATCGAAAAACTAGGACTAGATGAAAATTATTGAAATAATACAAGGATTAACAGCCTTGACACTCTTTTTAGTATCAATCTATTTATCCTGTTCGCTATGAGTTACGAGATAGATTACGTAAAAAAAGGCTACCTTAACGTATGGTGGGCCTCTGATGATGGAGGTATCGTATACACTGCTGAGTTTAGATGTTATTTCGTTGAGGAAGGCGTTTATGAGGCATTGCTAGTTGATAGTTATCAAAGAGGTAAAAATTACATAATATTTACTCCCTTAACTAGCAGAGAGCTAGAAGAGACAACCCAACTTGTAGAAGAATGGGCCTATAACAATCCGGAAAATATATAAATATGGAAACTAACGAAAATGAATTTACACAAACAACTTTCAGCCTTAAACGGAAGATGCTATGGTGGCGAGAGCAAAGTGTGGAAGGAGATAAAGGTGGAAGTTTTAACTTAGAACTTTACCTAGACTATCTAAGCGAACAAGATTTTAACGAAATAAAACAAGACAAATGAAAGAAGTAAAATGGTGGAAATTATTAATTGTATTTTTTTCCGCAATAGTTTTAGAAGCAAATAGTATTGCAGGCTTCAGATTTTTAATGGATGAGCATTGGATGGGGATGGTTATGATGGCTGCAATTAACCCTTTTTTATGCTTACCAATGAACCATTACACGATTGAAGTTAAGACATTCAAGGGAAGAGCAATTATTGCTTTGGCATTTAGCATTGGCTTTGTAGTAGGAATATTAACAATCCGACCTTTTTTTATATGAAACATTATAAAATAACTTACGTGTTTTATTTAGATAGCAGATGCACTAAAAAAACAATTGGTTATCGTGTTTTGAAAGCACTTGATCAAGACCACGCTATAATGCGTATGGCAATGCAAAGAAAATTAATATTGAAAGTTGAAACAATATGAAAAAACTAATTGAATACATTTACTTACGCTTAATTACTTATACATATGGAAACCTTGATTAAACGAATACACGAAATAATTGAAATAGAAAATTTGCGAGAACGAACAAAGAAGCCAACTAAAGTACATAGGCGATGGTTCATATTTGCTTACCTGAGAAAAAATAATTTTATTCTACGTGAAATTGCTGAACTTTTTGGAATGAATCACGCTACTATTATTCACGGAATTACACAGGCTGCATTGTTTGAAAGAGTAAAAGACGAAATGTACCTAATAGATACGATTGATTTATTTGAGGAATTTAACAACACTACGATTAAAATAAAAGAGCGTAATTTAATAGATGACATAATGGAAGGAAAAAACTACCACGATTTGGCTAAAATTAAAAAGCGTTTACAAAACAATGTTTATAAAAATTAAGATTATGAGTGGATGGATTAAAATGCATAGGCAGATTTTAGAATGGGAATGGTACTCAGATACAAATACCTTTCGTGTTTTTTTACACCTGCTTCTTAAAGCAAACCATAAAGAAAAAAGATATAGAGGAATGGATTTAAAAGTTGGAACGATAATAACGTCAAGAGATATTTTAGCACTTGAAACAGGTCTTAGTGTAAGACAAGTACGAACTTCTTTAGACAAGCTAAAAACGACCAACGAAGTGACCATCAAAACAAGTTCACAAGGTACTATAATTGAGGTAGTTAACTACGCTAAATATCAACTAACGACCAACGAAACGACCAACGAGCGACCAACAAACGACCAACAAACGACCACTAACAAGAATGATAAGAAAGAAAAGAATGAAAGAAGTATATTTATTGAACCTACTTATAATGATATTCTTGAGTATTGTATAGAACGAAAAAACGGAGTTGATGTAAACAAATTTTTAAATTTCTACTCATCTAAAGGATGGATGGTTGGTAAGAACAAAATGATAGATTGGAAAGCTTGTGTACGAACTTGGGAAAAACCAATTGAAATTAAAGAAGTAAACGAACCTAATAAATGGAAAGCGCCGTGGAGTTAAATGGGTTTAAGATTACAGAACCCGGTGATGTTATTACCGAACTGTTCAGATATAGAGATAATTACAATCAAAAAGGAAAGTATCTAGGTTTTGCAAAGTTACACGAACATTACTCAATGAGCTTAGGCAATTGCACCGATTGGACAGGTTTTCCTATGAGTGGAAAGACTCAAGTACTAATGGAATGTTTGATGAATACATCTAAGTTTTACGGATGGAAACATTTAGTTTACTTTCCGGATGTTGGTTCTAATGTCGAAATCATAGCAGATTTGATAAACAAAAAGACAGGCAAGAGTTTTAACCCATTAGCTAGAAATGTCATACAAGATAGAGAAATAACACAGGCTATTGATTGGGTCTTAAACCATTTTAAAGTGCTTACTCGTGAAGACGTAAAAGCTAAACTTACACCTGTACAATTTTGGGATATGGCTGTTGAGATAAAAAAAAAAGAAGAATTACATACAGCATCGATTGACTCTTGGAAGGATATGAATCACCCATATAATGATTATGGTGGATACGCTCAATATCTTGAATATGTTTTACCTTACCGAAATCAAATAGCCGAGGACAATAATTTGCACCTTCATACGATCATACACCCAAAATTAACTGAAAAAGAAAACGGAAAACGAAACGCTCCTGTTCCATATGACTTGAAAGGTGGTAGCGAATGGTTTAATTCAGGCAAATGTATGATAACCGTACACCGGCAAGACCCAACTTTTAATCTAGCTGAAATACATTTTAATAAAATTAAGCCACGTTCAAATGGTAATATTGGAATGATAGAAATATGGTTTGACAAGGAACGATTGAGCTATTTTGAACAAAGTAACCCATCGCCAAATGTATATGAGAAAGCATACGCAGCTAAACAAATAATAAAATAATAAATGGAACTAGAACTTTTAAAAGCAAGAACGATTTTACGAAAAACTTTATTAAAATTAAAAGTAAGTAGGGAAGAAATCGAAGAGAAAAACGAACATAGAAAAGATTTAATTAATTCTATGCTAGAAACAGAAAACGAGTTAAGCGAAGTATTGACAACTTTTTTGATCTTAGAGAAACAAGCTCGTGAATTTTCACAAAGTGCTTATAGACTTGAAAGATTAAATTTAGATTTAAAATTTAAAATTAAAGATTTAGAGAATCAAATAGAAGTAAATAATTTTTAATATAATTACTAACCAATAAAACCAATTAAAATGAAACAATTAAATTTATTCGGCAAAGAATTTTCGCCAAATCAAGATGAACAAAAATATTCGTCAAAGATTGAAGCACCTATTTATGAGCCAAAAAACGCAAAACCTCACTTAATGGAACTTTGTGATAAAAGTAAAACACATAGATTAATTAGGGAAATTGATATGTCTACTTTGTCTATTGAAGAAAAGACATTTTTAATTGATGCTGCAAGAAGGCACAATGTATTTAACTATGAAAAAATAGCTGACTATTATTCCCATTCAAATAAAGAAATGCAAAATTTAATGGAACGCTCTGCGCTAGTTATAATTGATTTTGAAAAAGCTATTCAATTAGGGTATGTAAAAATGTGTAATGAAATAAGAAATCAATATCTTGAAGAATATGGAGAATAAAGATTTTGCAGTGTTTATATTAACACACGGAAGACCGGACAATGTAAAAACATTAAGCACATTAAAAAAGTGTGGATATACAGGTAAGATTTATTTTATTGTAGATAATGAAGATAAAACTATTGAGCAATATCAAAAAAATTACGGAATTGAAAATGTAAAGATATTTGATAAAAAATCAATGGCTAATAGTATAGATGAAGGAAATAATTTTGACAATAGGAAAGTAATTATTCACGCAAGAAACGCTTCTTTTGAAATTGCAAAAGATTTAGGCATAACTTATTTTGTTCAATTTGATGATGATTATTATTATTTTGGTTATAGATATATGACCGGGGCAAAAATTATAAAAAATATAGATAAGGTATTTGATACAATGTTAAATTTTTATAAATCTACAAATATAAAATCTATATGTTTTTCTCAAGGTGGTGACCACATTGGTGGATTTAGTGGTATCAAATTAAAAAGAAAAGCTATGAATTCTTTTTTTTGTTCAACACAAAGACCATTTAAATTTGTAGGAAGTATTAATGAAGATGTAAATACATATACTTCTTTAGGGTGTAGAGGTGATTTGTTTTTTACGTTTACTAATATTCAATTAGACCAAAAAGATACTCAAAGTAATAAAGGAGGTATGACAGATGAATATGCATTAACTGGTACTTATATTAAATCATTTCATAGTGTTTTGATGCATCCAAGTGGAGTAAAAGTTTCTATGATGAATTCTAATAATACAAGATTACACCATTCAATAAAATGGATAAATACAACACCAATGATAATAGATAATAAATATAAAAAATGAAAAAATGTAAGAATTGTAAAGAAGGATTTACACCGGTAAACTTTAATCAAAAATACTGCCTTGAAAAGGAATGTGTTCAGATATGGGTAAAAAGTGAACAAGATAAGCAATGGGTGAAAAAAAAGAAAGAAATGAAAGAGAATCTTCAAACAGTTCAAGAGCTTATGAAATTAGCTCAAGTATACTTTAATTCATTTATACGGAATAGAGATAGAAATCTAGGATGTATATCTTGTGACGCTCCACTAGGTAAAAAATTTGATGCCGGACACTATTATTCGAGCGGTGGTCACAAAGTAATTACTTTCGATGAATCCAACGTACACGGCCAATGTGTTTACTGCAATCAATACCTACACGGCAACTTGTTAAATTATCAAATAGGTATACAAAAACGAATTGGAGGAGAAAAACTTATAGAGCTTCAGGGTAAAGCACATCAAGAGAAAAAATACACACGAGAGGAGCTAAAAGAAATAATTGAAATCTATAAAGAAAAAAGTAAATGAACGAAAAAATGTTGTTTGATTATTTAAAAAATAAGTATTGGAATGACTTAAAATTAAGCACCGAAGAATATAGCTCTTGGGATTGCTTTTCATATTCAACTAAAACACGAATAGAACTTAAATGCAGAAAAACACACTACAAAGAATTAATGATCGAAAAGCAAAAGTATTACTATTTAGTAAAAAAATACATAGAGACAAACGAAATACCACTATACATTAATTCAACACCGGATGGTATATTTGCTTTTGATCTAAGAACAATAGACCCAATTTGGATAACGAATAAACAAATGCCGAAAACAACTGAATTTAATACAATAACCAAAGTTGAAAAAACATACGGCCTAATAAATATTAATCAAGCAAAAAAAATATAAAAAATAGTTGGTAATTAATTAAATTGTTAATAACTTTTTATGAATTGTTAATAACTTTTTATGAATAATTAGTTTAGAGTATAAATAATGCTTATCTTTGTATATAATTATTTACTAACCAATTAAAAACAAAAAAATGGAAACAAAAAAATTAGGACATTACAAAAATGGAGTTGAAAAATTAAGTGGTGATTTTAAAATCGCAAAACAAATGTTAATTGATATGGCTAAATTTAAAGGTAAACTAGGTGATTACGGTCCTTTATCAAAACTTAAAACATTACCTAAGCATACCGAAATTGATAGATTTATTTCTAATGATTTTGAATTTATTGTTATTAATTATGAATCAATGAATTTTAGTTTTAATACTATGACAGTAAGCAAACCGGAATTAGCAACAGCTGTTTATTGGCAAAAAATTAAATAATTAAACAAGGGGTGCGACTTGAGTAACGCACATTTTTAACTAACCAAAAAAAAATAAAATGAAACATCTATTTAAAAGCCTAGCAGAATTTCAACAAGAAGTTCCAACTATTCACAAAGCAACACAAGGGTATGGGTACACCTACGCCGACCTGCCAAAGATTTTTGAAGTAATTAACCCACTATTAAAAAAGCACGGCTTAGGGTTTACTCAATTGATTAATAATACTGAATTAGTCACGATCGTTTTTCACGTTGAAACAGGCGAAACAATCGAAAGTAAAACAGCTATACCACAAGGTGTACAATTGAAAGGTATGAATGACTTCCAAGTTTTGGGGAGTGCGATTTCCTACTTACGTCGTTACTGCTTGAGCAGCATTCTTGGTATAGTTAGTGACAAGGATACAGACGCAGGAGGTGAGCAAGTTAAGATCGAAGTAAAAAACGAATCAAATAAAGTAGCCATTGATGATAAACGACTAGCTAAAGCACTCAAAGCAATAAGCGATGGCGAGTATACAAGAGAAGAGTTACTAAAGACATTTGATTTAACACCGGAACAAACTAAACTTATTACACAATGAAGATAAGATGTTCAGCCATAGGTAAAATAATGACTTCCCCTAAATCTAAGGGGGAGTTGTTAAGCCAAACCACTAAGACTTACCTGCACGAGTTAGCTATCGAGGAAGTTTACGGCATACGAAAAGAGTTTAGCTCACGTTACACCGACAAAGGAAACGAAGTAGAAGACCTTTCAATTGCCTTATGTAATGATGTCCTAGACATTGGATTCATTTATAAGAACGAGGAACACTTTACTAATGATTGGATTTCAGGCACCCCGGATGTTAACACGAACGAGATTCTACTCGATGTGAAATCTAGTTACGATGCGACTACTTTCCCATTTTTTGACCTTGAGTTAACAAATAAAATGTACCTTTACCAAATGCACGGATATATGTGGTTAACCGGCAAAGAAGAGTCATTACTTTGCTACTGCTTGATTGATACTCCATTGCAAATAGTCGAAGACGAAATAAGACGAGAGCATTGGAAAGCAAGTTTGATTGAGGAAGATTTAGATTTAAGAGCGTTTGTACAAGCTAAGCATATGTTTGGACATATACCAAAAGAAAAGCGTTTAAAAGTCTTTAAAATAGCAAAAGACGAGAAGATAATAGAAGAGATTAAAACACGAATAGAGCAATGCCGAGAATATTACAATGACTTAATACAAAAACTATAATTATGTTAAATAATATTATAGAATGCTATCCGGATGAAAAGATTATAAAAGCAGATGGATTAGATAGTGCAATAATAGGAATTGAAATTAACTCAATGAGATTGATTTACTCATCAAATAAAATAATAGAAATATTAATTGCAGAAAATAATATGCAATTAGAAGATGCATTGGAATTTTATGAATTTAATATAGCAAATGCATATATTGGAGATAAAACTCCTATTTATTGCTATGATATAGATTTAAACTAAAACAAACACTATGATAATACTACTATCAATTTTACTGACCCCTGCTGTGGTGTGGGGGTGGTGGTGTACAATAGCTTATATATTAACTAAAAACAAATAACAAATGAAAGTAACAGGTAAAATCCACTTTGTTGGAGCAATGAGAAAAGTAAGCGACAAGTTTAAAAGTAAAGATGTCGTAATATTAACTGATGAAAAGTATCCGCAGTATATAACCATACAATTTACGCAGGAAAAAACGGAACTAATAAGCCAAAATAATATTGGCGAACAGGTAGAGGTAAGTATTAATCTAAGAGGCCGGGAATGGAAGTCACCAACAGGAGAGATAAAGTATTTCAATACAATTGAAGGATGGCAAATCAATGAAGTTCAAAATGAATCTAATTTAAAAGAGCAGCCTTTAGAATGTTCAGACGATTTACCATTTTGATATAGTTTAAGGGGTAAAAATTGCCCCATTACTTAAACTAAAATGTGCAGTAAGTATGAAAATTAAGTACTAATCTCAACAATTAATTAAAAATATGAAAGCAACAATCGAGTACAATTTACCGGATGACCAATTTGAATATGAATGTGCAATTAAATCAATGAGAATGTGGCACTCACTAATTGAAGTAAAGGCAGAGCTTAGAGCCATTTGGAAATACGAAGAGCTAAAAGAAAATGAGTTTGAAATGATTGAGAGAATAAGAGAAAAGTTCTTTGAAATCTTAGCAGATAACGAAATAAACCTAGACCTATGCTAATAGATGACCATAGCTTGAGAGAGTATCTACTTGAGGCGTTAAAAACACGAACACGAAACCAAATAGTCAAAGAGATACAAGGGAGGGGTGAGACCTTCCATCAGTACAATATAGATAGGTTTCTACAAGGTAAAGACGTAAGTCTAGAGACAGCCAAGAAACTAGACAAATACATTTATCGAATAAAAATTTACGATTGTAATTTATTTTAGTACATTTGACGTATGATATTACTCGCATTAGTTCCTTTAGCTTGGTGGTTTGTTAATTTTGAGCCACTCCAAGCAACTTTTGATTACTTTTTTAAGTATAGACCTACTAGCACAATAGCCATACATATACATTCTGCATTGGGCTGTATAAAATGTGTGGCTTTTTGGTTGACATTACTTTTTACCTTTGATTTTATTTTGGCTTGTCAAGCCTCACTTATTGCTTATATACTAGATGAATGTTTGAACAGGCTGAGATAGATTTAATCGCAGAGATAGAAGGATTGTCTGATACTATTAGATACTCTAAGCATTCCTGCGTTAAACTATTTAGAATACGAACAAAGTATGATGGTATACAGCCTAGAGAATGTTTCTGTGCGTCAGTAAGACGAAGGATATGGTATAAAGATTTTATGATTTGGTATGAAAAAGCTCTTAGACAATTACATTAGTAGGGCTTATCCTGAGGTAAGAGCTTACACGGCTTATTTTCTATCTAAGATGGGGTTATATCTAGACGCTGATACAGTCATCAACAACTCATACCTGCACGTTCTTACCATTAACGATAATACAAGTGACGAGGACAAGGTAAAGGCGTACTTGTTAAACACAATCAAGTACCAAATCTTATGGAGTACATCCAAGAGCCATAAAGACGATAGAATAACATCCATTATAGACAACTCACCGGATAGAATAGATGGCGATGAGCTAAACGATAAGATAAAAGAAGACAGGAACTATTCTTTTCAAAAAGGACTACTTGAAATCTACCGGTTAAGCCTAAAAGATAACGTACAAAGAATAGTTTTCGAGGCTTACATCGACAAGGGGTATATCACCTCAAGATCATTGGCTACTTATTTCGGAATAACTCACACCTCAGCGTACTATCTCATCAAAGACTTAAAACAAAATTTAAACGAATTACAATATAGGTATGAAAGCGAGTCAATTTATTAGTATCTTGTCATTACTTACTGCCTTGAGCTGTGGCTTAGCTTTATTCACTCTAGATTATGTATGGGCTTCAAGAGCTGCAGGTTTATGGATTGCATTTTATTACACATTTTTAATTTTTCTACAATATGAAGACAAAGACGGAACACCTAGGTAAGTATATCACTACCTACAACGGAAATTTTGAGACCTCTTTCACTGTAACAGAGGAAACAGCTAAAGACCACAAGTACTATACCTCTATAGGCCTTGGTTATCTATTCGAGGAATCAACACCTAAGGTAAAATACACAGGAGTCGAAAACACGAAAAAAGATAAAGATGCCTAGAGTAAAGTTAATAGAGACACCTGAGAAGTTAATGCAAATCTTTGAAGAGTACAAAGCTTACACTCTAGCTAACCCTAGAACAAAGTACGTACTATCTCAAAAGACAGCAGAAATGATAGCAGAACCTCTAAGAGTGCCTTTAACAAATGAGGGCTTTGAGATATTTTGTTTTAATAACTACTCAGACGTACATAACTATTTCGATAATACCGAGGGTAGATATTCCGAATACAAGACAGTCTGTTCGCACATTAAGAAGGAAATCAGAAACGACCAAATCACCGGTGGTATGGTAGGACAATATAACCCTTCGATAACTCAAAGATTGAACGCACTCAAAGAACAAACAGACGTAACAAGCGACAACGAAAAGATTAACGCTATCACTGTGACAATCGTGAAGCCTACCGAGTAAATGAATATTAAAAGCACTGTTATCTTCGAAAAGAACTTTGAGGCCATAGCAGGTGACAAGCGATTTATAATAAACGA